AAAGGGGTTTGGTTCTTCTGATAAAAAATAATGTCTATTAACGAACAACTCAAAAACATTTGGGTAGAAAAATATCGGCCAGCTAAACTAGCCGATATGGTACTGTCTGATAGTTTACGCTCTTTTGTACAAGAGTGTCAAACTAAAGGCGAGATACCCAATATGCTGCTAGTTGGAAATGCAGGTACTGGAAAAACTACTCTTGCTAAAGTAATTGTAAATGAAATTTTAGATGCACAGTACCTATACATTAACGCTAGCGAGAAAAATGGTATTGACGAAGTCCGTACCTATATCTTATCGTTTGCGCAGACTAAGAGTATTGACGGAAAAATTAAAGTTATCTTTCTCGACGAATTTGATAACTTCACTGATGCTGGTCAAAGAGCTTTGCGTAATGTTATGGAAGAATATGCCGGTAATACCCGTTTTATTCTCACTGGTAATTATCTACACCGTATTATTCAGCCCATTCAATCTCGCTGTCAAGTTTTTACTGATTTCACTCCTCCTATTAAAGAATATGCTAAGCGAATAGTTTATATTTTACAAAACGAAAATATAACCTTTGACGGGGAACAAGTTGACCGACTTAAAGAAGTAATTCGTTATAATTACCCCGATCTACGCCGTATTATTAATTTCGTACAGCGTAACATTATTGATAGTAAGCTTTGTATTAAAGACACTATTAATAATGAAGAGTTTGCGCAGGAAATTTTAGAAAAAATAGTTAATAAAGAAAACTTAATGTCTTTGCGCAAAATAGTTATTGAGAGTGAACAAACCTTTGGTAACGATTATCCTAAGCTACTTAAAGATCTTTTTAATGCAGTTTATAAGAGTTCTATACCTGAAGACAAAAAGAGACTTGCATTACTGCAAGTCTCGGATAGTCTTTATAAAAGTGCTTTAGTTATGGACCAAGAAATTAATTTCTTTAGTTGTCTTATTGCGTTAAGCCAGCTTTGTTAGCTTTATTTCTATGGCTTAAATCTTTAATACGCTGTAACAGTTCTGGGCTTACTTGACTGGTATAATCATGAACTGCTTGAGAGAATTTAGCATGATCATTCCCTAAGGACTTACCTAATTTGTGAAATGCTTTTAATACCTCTTCATCACTCATACTTTCCATCTCTTCTGGGGAAGGTAGCGCAACTGAAGAAGGCATCTGTTCTTCTTCAGATTGTATTGGTGGGTTACCGGCAAGCTGATCTCCTCCGTCAAGAGCACCAGGCGCGCTCTGTCCCATAGCTCCAATATCTTCAGTAAGCATACGCTCGTACAGTCCTTCAAAAGATTCTTTTAGCTCTTTAGCTTTTTCTTGACCTTTTGCTTTTGAAGGCTTACTATCATCGTAATTATTTGCGTTGTCAAGCTTAGTGTTTTTAGTAGCTAATTCGTAATCTCCTTTTTGAGCGTGAGTCTGCTTTTTACCTACTTTAGTTTGTTCATCAATTTCAGCGCCTTCGTTAGGCTTGTCTTTTGTTGCTTCTAAAGGCTTTTGATAAGCACGTGGTTTATCCTTTTGGTTAGCTGGTACCGGTGGTAAATCTATAGCTGGGTTAGCTGTTTCTAAGCACTCGACCGGTATAGTGACTAAATTTCTCCAAAGGCTTGGCGCTACTTCTTCATAGCAATCAGCTAAATGAGCAGGCGCATCAGTACCTCCCATAGCTCCATAACTATTACTAAACTGCGCATTATGTAGACGGCCTACGCGAATATTGTTACCGGTCTTAATCATGTCTTCGATGCGCTGTTTTACATTTTCACCAAGTTTTTTATAGCAATCTAAATTTTTATAATCTGATTTAAATTTAACTACATCACCTGCTAAAAACCCGTTACCGTTTTGAAAGCGATTATAAATTGTTTCAAATAGTGGATTAAACTTGCTATTTTTCATGTATAATATTACTTATCCTTCCCCTAAGTAATTTACAATGCCGTCTCTTAATTTTACAGGGCTTCAAAAGTTGCAATTAACTACGAATAATTATACTTATTCGGATTTGCATCTTGATTTAGATAACCCTATATCTAGAGATATTTCTACGGACTACGACGAAACCGCAGTAAAGAATTCAATATTAAATTTGTTTAATACTGTACCCGGGCAAAACTTATTAAATCCAGAATACGGGCTTAACTTAGCACGTTTTTTATTTGACCCGTTAACTGAAACTAATGGTCGCGTTATAGGTGACACTATACTAACCGGTTTGACTAGATACGAGCCCCGTATAGTTATAAGAGATATTGAAATAGAAATAGACGAAATAGAGCAAACTTATTATATAGTATTAAATATTGAAATACCAATTTTAAGTTCAACACTACGTATACCGGGCACACTTAGTAAGACTGGATTTACACTTTCCTAACAATGTCAACAACAAACACAGATAACACAGATCTCAACGTACAACCAAACGAGTATGTTGCGTTTGATGCTGTTTCTTTAAGAGAATTTATACGTAATAAACTTTCTGAAAGTGGCCTGTTTACTGATCAGTATTTAGAAGGGTCAAACCTTACCGCTATCACTAATATAGTTGCTTATTCGTTTCATACGTTAATGTTTTATTTGAACAAGACTTCATCTGAATCTACCTTTAGTGAGTCTCAAATATATGAAAATATAAACCGAATAGTAAAACTTATAAATTATTCCCCTGTTGGGGCTCAAACCCCTACTCTTACTTTTTCTTGCAGCGCAAGTAATACTTTAGGTATAGGTTCTTACACAATACCTCGTTATACTTTTATTAGAGTTAATAACAGCTCGTATAATTTTAATAAAGATATTTCTTTTAGTAAGACTCTTTCCGGGGAACAAGCTTTAGATAGCGTTGGTGGTCAAACTTTGTTGTACCAAGGAAAATGGACAGAATACCCTCTTTATACTGCTCAAGGTATTAATAATGAAACTGTATTTGTAGCTCCCGGAAGCGGGGTAATTGTAGATCATTTTAATATAGATGTATACGTAAAAAGTATAGAGACTGGTAAGTGGGAACAATGGGAACGCGTAGATTCTTTATATCTAGAAAACGCTACTTCTAAAAAATATGAAGTCAGATATAATGAAACTCGGAACTATGAAATTAAATTCGGGGATGATATAAACGGCAAAAGAATAAATACTAATGATTTGGTTGCAGTATACTACCTGCAATCTTTAGGTACTGACGGAGAAGTAGGAGCTGAAGACATAGCGGATTTGCCTGCAGTCGCATATAACACAGCTCAATTTAATCAAATAAAAGCAGATGTATTTAGTTCTGATTTAACTTATCTTGATGATGCAAATTTAAATACACTAAGCTTTAATAACTCTAATCCTTCTACTATATATAACGCCCCAGAGAGTGTAGAGAGTATAAGAAAAAATGCCCCGGGTAGTTTTAGATCTCAATATAGACTTGTTACTGCTCCAGATTTTGAAAACTATATAAAAACGTCATTCAGTAACATTATACTGGATACTAAAATTTATAGTAATGATGACTATGTAAACAATCATCTGCGCTATTTGTATGATATAGGACTTACTGTTCCCAACCAAGACTCAAGAGTATTATATAACCAGGTCGCATTTTCTAACTCCTGTAATTTTAATAACGTTTACATTTACGCTCTGCCTCGTTGTACAAAAAATAGTAAAATAAATTACCTAACCCCTGCTCAAAAGAACTTAATAATTTCATCCACTAGTTCTAAAAAAACTTTAACGTCAGATCTTATTATAATGGACCCAGTATACAAAACTGTAACTGTGGGGTACAAATTGACCGGAGATATAGATATCATTAATGCAGTAAACCAAACTAGATTGGTTATTAAATTAGACCGTACTGCTAGACTTTCAACCTATTTAGTACAAGATAAAGTAAAAGGTATTTTCCAAGAATTTTTTAATCCAACTAAACTTCCTTTAGGTTACACTATAGATATAGTTGAATTAACTTCTTTAATTAAAAATATAAACGGGGTAAAAACTATTTACACACAAAGACTTGACACTGGGGATATAGTAGAAGGTATTTCCTTAGCCATTTGGAATCCTTCATACCCTAATAATGATTCTACCTCTACCACTAAAAACTTTACCTTACAGAATTTTCAGGCCTTATACTTTTACGATATAGACTCTCTAGTATCAAGAATAGTAGTAGATGCTGATGTATCACAAGAAACGTCAGTGGTAAACCTGTAATATATGGCAGACTACGAATTAGTTTCAAAAATTACCGGGTTTTCGATTTATATTGAAAACAACTATAGTACTGCTGTAAATAGTGGTTATACTTTAGCCTCTCCTTTCGTATGTAGAATCAATTTACAAGCTGGGGTATCTCCTGCAGAAGTCTTAAATAGTTGTACTTTGTTTTGGCACTTCGGAGACGGTTTTATTGAGCAAATTAAAGAGGTACGAGAAAGTAGTATACAGTCAACGGCGCATAAATTTAATTGGCCAGGTATATATGAAATAAAATTAAGCGTTACAAGTAATGACAGTGTTTCTAGCGCTACATTTAGTAAAGCATTAAGCGTAAATAATTATTTAACTGATTCTTTAGAGTGGGACTACACCGGCTGGTCAGATCTATCTTCTACAAATAGAGCTGCAGAGGCAATGTTCCATGGCTTTCAAAACTGTAAGCCTGGTTCGCTTAACACCCCAATACCTCTTACATTTCGTTTCACGTCTTCATCTACTCTAAGTGATAGA